CGCTTCCCATCAAAAATAGAAGTCAACGTTTCTTTTATCGCAAGGTTTATTTCTGTTGTCGAAGGAGATAGTCCAATAATTTCTATTGCGTAATCTTGAAAATCAACATTTTGAAGTAATACACTTGTTCCTACTGGTCGTCTATCATCATATGAAGAATCAAGACTTTTATTAATTAATGATGCAGTGTCTAACATAAGACCTGTTCCAGATAAAGGCATCGCAACACCTGAAACATAAATAGGAAAAGGATTTGTATATAAAGAACCAGCAACTTCTCTTCCATCTCCAGTTCCGCTTCCAACTAAATAAACATCAACTTGACCTGGGTCAAATACATATGGTAACGCATCGATAACTCCATCACCCTCAGTACACCAATTAAAATAATCGATCGCAGCACCACCCTGGGGCCTTCTTCGGTATCTTAATTGAACCTCAGCACGATATTCTTCTACATCTTGAGGTTCTGTACCGATAGTAATAGTATCAGTAACTTCGGCAGTATCAGGAATGCCCGTTAATGGATTAGTAATATCTAAAATAGATCCATTTGCCAAATTACCGATTTCTCCTGTTTCTGAGGCTGTGACAATAACATCTGCCTCACCAGTTACAACAGCAGCATCAGCGTCTGAAGTATACGTAAGGCCATTATCTAAAGATTTCCACACTGTTCCCTGGGTGATCTTGATAGCCGTTATACCTGTCAAATGTATTTTGAGAACAGCAGTTGTACCTTCGTCATAGTCTAAACCAATAAGAGATCCCCATTTTTTTAATGAATCAAGTCCTGCAGTCGAAACAAAAACCTGCAAATATTGCCATGAACCAAATCTCCACAATAAAATTACTATTCCTGAAAAACCCCATGCTATCGCCTTTATAGCAGCCCTTTGAAGCAATGGGGGGTTTTGACCAGTTCTTGTCTGGTATTCTCCTATTAATGTATCATAAAGATTGTTTACTGTTGGGGCCTTAAATGTATCCATATTTATTCACCTAATCCATATCCACCATTTGAAACATCAAAAAATCGTGCGACTTGGAGCCTTTCGGCATCCCAAACCAAAACGAATTTATTATTATTTTCATCTGGCTCTGTTATTGATATTTCTATATTTATTCTGTTATACTCAGTAGACGAAGCAGAAACCTCTACAGATGAAGCAACTCCTTCATCAAGCATCCATTGCAATACATTTTCTGTTTTTGATTCTACTACTCTTAACGATTCAGATGTTATCGGCTCGTTTAGTGAATCAATTAAGTCTCTCGAATACCGTTCTGATACTGGCAATAATGGGTTATAAAATGTTTCCCCCGTAAACAAAGAGACATAAACCGCAGTAAATAATCCATCATCAGTGGCTATATCTCCACCATGGAATAAAACTTCTCCGCCGTCACCTTTTTCTAAAATTAGAATATCCATAATTACATCTGTTGATCAGGTATTACGCTACCTCCATGAGTATGGGTGTTAAACAATGCTCTCATTGTTTCCATACTTGGAGTTGTTGCAGAAGAATCAAGCACCTGAATTCCCTTTACGGTTCCATTAAAATTTAATAAATTAGCAGACGGACCAAGACCTGTTGATATTTGCAAATCTGTTGTTATAAGATTATAAAGCAAGCTAACATGATTAAAGTTTCCAGTTGCCTCAAATATAACATTACCCGTATTGTCAAATTTAACAAAAGCAGTTACTAACGACCCCGCGATATTTGTTGAGTAAATAATTTTTTCTCCTTGAGAAGATGTTCTAACAATTTTATCTACATAGGCTATTATTGCCATTTCTCCAGGGTTTTCATTGATCGGAACACATAAAGGAATCGCATTTGCTGGTGGGTTATAGTCCTCTCCACCTGAATGAAATTGCTGCATGTTATGATTATCACCAAAAAACCTCGATGCTTTTATTATCCTCATGCCTTGTGCGTAATATTTTATTATAATTGATAATATCTTTGTTCTATACATCTTCTTCCTTAAGCAGTGGTAAGCGTTCAGGTACTTCACCTGTATATGCCCCCGGAACCGTTAACACTATTTTTGTCATTTCAGATAGGGTTTGAGTTTCTTTTATTTCCTCAATAACCATCTCTGTTTCTTCATATATACCTAATGATTGAGCTTTTATATTAACAATATCCCCAACGCTTAAAGATACTCCTTCAAAATTAAACGAAGGCAAAGAAAACATAACCTTAATTGAATTCCCAATATGTCTACATAGTATCCATTTTGAATATTCTTCTGTATTGCCAGAAGATGAATCTGGTGAAATAATATTTTTATGTAATGGGAGTGAGAAAATATCAAAACGCGAAACAGCATAATTATCTGAATCGCCATATTGAGAAAAAATATGGTAATTTCTATGAAGCGAATCATAATCATATAGTGCTCCAAGTGAAGTAAATCCAGTTGTTAATCCTTCGATAATAGAAAGAACAGAATCAGCTTTCTTGAACTTATAAATAAACAAATTTCCTTCTGAATCATCACTCACGTTTATGCCTCTCGTCGAAACAAGCCGTAATATATAATCAAAAGGTGTTTCAGTTATTCCCGCAGATGCAGAAACTCCGTAATTGTTATCAATTACTATGTTCAACACTTCCTCTACCGAATCATCAAAAACCAGACCTACACCAAAGCCATTACAAATCCTCGTTATTATTTCTGAAATTGTTACGTTAAGATATTCCAATGGAAAAAAGGTTTTTGGGATATGCGTATCTAACAATAATCCAGCATGAGACTTTATTCCTATCGTCCATAACCTTTTATTCTTATCTGCTATAGGTGATATTATCTTTATCTCACCAGTTAATTTAAGCTTATTATCGATATAAACAGATGCGTTATTTCCAAATTTAAAATATTTAACGTGATCCTTATCGTTAGGATCAAACAAAACGCTGATATATGCTATCGTAACACCTATAAGTGATTTAACAATCGTTAGTTCTTCAAAAATAACAAACTCGGCATCTTCGATTACAACTCTCGGAAGCGTTGAGCCTGATAAATCATTCACGTTATCAATAGGAACTTTTAGTTTAAGACCATTTTTTAAATCGCCAACAACACCGTTTATTTTTTCTATCGTATTTGCACTGCTAGGCAAGCCATATAATTTCTTAGATATAGATTCATAAGTATCGCCTATTTTTGTCGTATATGTTTTAAATATCATATAAGTACCGTTATTTCTCTTCCTCTTCTTATAAGCAATATTTCGTCATTAGTGAGGCGATTAAGATCAGAAAACGAATCAAGCGTATCCTGCACTCCATTTTCTTCGTCTTGAGCAAATGATTTAGGGTAATATTTTGAGACAATATTTAACATCGTTGTATCATTTTTAACTATAAATATAAATTCTCTTTGTAGCTCAAAAGATATATCAACAAGAGCACCAGTTGTTTGTTGCACTATATCGTTTATAGGTACAGATAAATCACCAGTTTGAATGTATTGAGATCCAATGGAACTAGATCCCTCATATACATTTTGCATATCGTTCAAAAAATCTCTGTAGGACAAATATGTTGCTTCAAGTCTTTGAATCGCATTAAAAACATCTGACTTTGTTTTAAATGTAGAACTCACTAATCCCTCAGCGAGAGAACTAATTGTTGCACCACCGATTAATGCCGCTGAATAAATATCATTTTTCTTCTCATTCGTTATTAAAGAATCTTCTAAAAATGGGCTTATGGAAGAATTTGATACTATAATTTCACTATATTCTAATATGTCCTTAACATTACTAACCGAAGTTGACAAGCTAACAATATTTCTTATTTCACCTTTTCTTAACGGACCAATAAGATCAGGAAAAGTGTTTGGAACGCCAACTAAAATAGCCAATTGGCTGGCAATTGTTGACGGATCAGATGTAAGTAATTCTATATTGGTCTTTATTGATGTGCTAATATTGGTCATTAATGCTATAGCATCGCGAGATTCTTTTATCACTGGACCTGCTACTAAGCTAATTTTATCAACATAACTAAATATTGTCGCTCCAATTGCGTTTTTTTCAAAAATATTTCTTATATTTAATCCATTTGCAAAATTTGAGGCAAGCGAATCCTTGAAAGTGGATATCAGGCCCAGGAGCCTAGACTTAGCTGATCCCTCGATCTCTGGAAACGCTTGCTCAACTATCTCATGAAATTGTATAAGAAATATTGTTTGGTTTACTCTATCAACTATAGAATATGACCTTCTTACTGTAATAACATTTACTTTTATTTCATTTCCATATGGAAGTTGTAAAACACTATCTCCAATTTCTTTTAATGCCGTCTCGAATCTTTCTGATTCGGTGTCATGGTCAATCCCGAAAAATATAACTTCAAGAGGTATCGATCTTCCGCTTATACCGAAATCATAAAAAGTGTCTCCTGGCCGTTCGTAATTATCGAATATATCTCCAGTGTGTTTAAATCCTGACAATACCGAGTTACTCTTTAATTTAAACTTTATCCCGGTAGGGCTAGTCCATGTTTGTTGTTTTCTTCTATTTAAAAAACTCATTGTATTCCAGAACCCTTATTTTTTAAATTTATAGCATTAGATGATTGGCTACTTTTAACTATTGCCGATGTTCCTTGATCTGCTTTTACGGTTACGTCTATAGATGCCTGCTGTGCTCTAATGTTTGCTAAAGATAATTTATTTTGAGCACCTTTTACTAAAATAGTTCTCACTGAATCCCAAAATGATTTTGCTATAGGGTCATTAGATAAAAATGCACTAGCCGCTCGCACAGTTGACGTTATACTCGATACTTGTGCGAGCGGTGAAACGTTTTTAATTAACCCTAGTGTCTTGGTATTCGTCTTGACAAGCAGTCCGACTATATTCTGCAATAAAAACCAAGTGGTTCCCAATGTTTTATTTATAACTCTCCATGTTTCTGGAGTTATGGAATCAAAAGCTTCTTTAACCTTGCCAGCAGCAGTAGCGACCTTACCTACAACGTCTTCAATCTTCAATGCTATAAGCACCTTATTGTCAGCAATCCATTCCGCGAATTTCTTAATCAATGGTGTTAATTCAGGTAATAATTGTTCTGCAATTGCAAAGCGAAGTCCTCTTGTTGCTATTGACATGTCAAGAGTAGCGTCCATATATTTTTCAGTTAACCTTAATGCCTTATCAGAGACTACTCCACCAAGTTCAAGAAATCTATTTTTTAATTCCAGTATATTTCGAGAGCCGCCTTTTGTTACCCTTAATAACTCAACTCCAGTACGACCAAAAGCAGCAACTGATAAAACAGTTTTCATAAAAGTAGTTGGTGCTTTATCAATTGCTGTTAGCAATAAATCAAAAGCCTCTTCAGTGCTTTTAACTGCGTTCAGTTGACCTATAAGCGCAGGATTTGCACGTTTCAACATGGTATTGAGTGTTCCTGTACCAAGCTTTAATTCTCCTATATTCCGGTTAAGTTTCTCAAGACCCTTATTGAGTGTTACGGTAGAAACTCCTTGCCTTTGAGCTACAAATTGTAGTTTCTGGAGGGATGAAGATTCAATATCAATCGCTCTTGCAGTTTTCGCAAGGATATCTCCAAGCTTACCTGTTTTATCTATGTATCCGACTATCTGTTTTGTGGCGACTCCAAAAGCAACACCAAGCAATAATGTTTTAAACTTAGTAAGCGATCGACCTAATTTTTTAAATCTACCACCAGCAAATGCAGCAACATTTCCAACCTTAACTCCAAAGGATTTGGCTGATTTAGTCATTGATTTAAACACTGGAGTGAGTTTATTTTTTCCTTTAAACTCAGTAAAAACAGAAAATTTATTGCCCATTAGAATCCTCTATTTTTTTTATTCCTTGATCTACATTTTTAATTTCTTGCTCCCAAATCTTACCATAAAAATATAAATCACTTGTTTTCATTGCCTCAATATTTTTTATGCTATCAGCATGGTTCAATATTAATAAATCCATATAGTACCAATACTGAGGCAATACAATTACAAAAAAAGCTGCACAACCTCAAGAGCTACTTTCCAATCAGAGGCACACAGCTTTCCAACAATTTTTTCTGGTTGACCTGACAAAATAGAGATAGCACGTATTCCCATTTCAACGGTATCTCTAGGATCAACATTTGATGCTATTACTTTTCTTTCATGTGCCTCAATAACGCCATCATAACAAAATTTAGTTACCGCTGAATCTCCTTGCAAATCACCAGATTCTATTTTTGATACAAGAGTTTGTATAACGGTGTTTGTAGGTTTATCAAATTCAACCAACCCTAAACGTATCGCCTTAACAATTGTAATATTTGGCTTTTCGTTTTCAATTTCTTGATCGAAATCAATAATGTTATAACTTTCAATTATTTCACTATAAATTTCGATTGCTCGTTTTTTTGATAACTTTGCTTTCATTTTTTTGGCTCCTGTGTTTGTGTTTTTTTATATTTCTATAACATTTCCAACTGTAGCAATAAATGTAAATATCTCTGATTTTTCATTGCGAGAATTCTTTATTAATCCCTCAGCACCAGGAACAATTTTACCTGTTGCCTGATATGTTGTATCTGCTGCTACTCCAACAAATGCAACTTGTTCAAGTTTGGCTAATGCATCAAGCCTGTTATGATCATCGCTTATCGTTTGAAGCCTAACTTGAAGATCTGTTATTTTACCGGGAACAACTGCATTGTTAGTGACATGAACGCCATCTCCGTATGCTTCAACCTCTTCACCGTATATGCCTCCCTTAACAACCTTTGGCTCGGTATCATTCGCCACACCAAACCTCTGAC